TTGAAACCCAAAAACGTACGTCGTGAATTCCATATCATTGCCATCGAGCACATACACGCTGCCGAACTCACCCAGGATCGCGGCGACTCGTTCGTTGATTTCTGGCACAGTGCAACGGCTGATCAGCTTGTAGTATTGCAACTGCAACAGGATGCGTTTTTGAGCGAGCGTCAAGCCCACACCAGCCTGTGACGAACCAAAGTTTCCATTGTTGAAATTCTGGCGCGTGTTCGACGCTGGCCCGAATCCAAATTGAGGCCCGGCGTTGGGCGGTACGATCAACGATAACGGCGCGCCCAATATTTGCGCCCACACAGATAGGCCAAATTCGTTTGCAGTTTCCAGATTGAAAACGTTAGTTATCCAATCGTTCCAAAATTCCGTTTGATTCGTCTCATACCAAGCGTTTTTGCTTTCAAGCAAACTTTGGATATTTACGGCGTCATCGTGTCGCCACAGCAACGCGTTCAAAAGATTTACTGAAAAATCAAATTCTTCGATACTTGCGCTCATGGTGTCACCGTCACAGTGAACGCGGTCGAATTGGTCTGTGCGCGCTGCTTTTGACCAATCGTTATATCGGCCGGCGTGAGTACCCCCGGCACGGTTCCGATGCTGCAACCCATAACAATCGCACCGGGGCACGCCGAAACAATTGCCGCGGCGATTTCAAACGGCGAAACATTCTGACCAATGCCTAACGCTTGGAATCCGTCGAGTTGCCCGGTGAAGTAATTTACAACTGCGGCCGGCGCATCGGCTTGCAAGTTGCCCGGATACGAGCCTTGCCGAATCGTCAACGCCCCGTAGATGAAAACGTATGTTGGTACGTCGTACAAAACCGTGTACGTTTGACCGCTTGCAGGCTCCAGTACCGCGACACTTTGCGCGCCGTTCCAGCCCGCGCCATCCGTTTTATTTTTGAGTAGTGACGTAGCGATTTGAAGCGGTGTCGCGGTGCCATCGACGCAAGCCCAAACACTATGCGCGGTCAATACGACGCCGTTTATCGTTTCCGTCGCGCTCGTGACGTTCTCAAGATACGCAACACTCGTGACGCCCGGTATCGCGTACAAGCCGGATACTTGTGCTTGCACTGTGCTGATACCTTGCAGCGCAAGTGTGTTGTTACGTAGCGCCCGCAACGATGCATCGTTCTGTTGCAGTGCGCCTAACGTCGTTACGCTTGCCGGTGTGCCCGATTGATTGTTGGTTATGGTTTCCCATCCCAACACAGTATCGAACGGCGTATTTAACGCACCACTTGGGCACGCTACCGGGCCGGTAGTTTGACAAACGAACGTGCCATATCCCACGCCCCCACCACTGCCATTGTCGGCCAGCACTACACCGGTCTGTAACGCGAATATTGCACCGCCCGGCCCAAGCGTCGCACGCGATCCGGCCGGGATAGGTGTATTGATTGCACCGTTTAACATCACATTCGTGACTTGGGTTGCTGTTGCCGGCGACCGCTTCAATCCCAACAAGGCGCATAGTGCGTCTAAGAAAACGCCGCCCGCCAGATTCGGATTGATTTGGTTGGCAAGTTTGGCATTATTCTGTGCGACCGCAACACGTGTTGCGGTTTCAGCGTTGATCATCACACCTTGCGGCGTGCTCGGGTCGGTATCCAGATTTGCGCCGAACGCTGCTTGCCACTCGCCTTGAACCTCAGTCAAAACATCCGACGTGTCAGCAACAATGACGCCGGTTTCGGCTATGTAATTAAATGGCGTGCTCATTGGGCATTTACCGTTGTTGGTCCATAAATCGTATCGACCTGTGCAACATAGTCTAGGTCGTTGCCTTGCTTCTGTATGGTGAACGACGGCACACCCGTTACGTTAGGCGTGCCGTTGATAATCGAGCGTGCCGCGGCTTCGAACTGCTTAGGGTTAAATCTGTCCCATGCTGTTGCACGTGTCGGCATGCCTTGATCTTTCGCATACATCATTTCGCCGCGCTGCGATTCCACACGCGATTTGGTCAACTGCGCCGTTGCAATCGGGGCGCCTTGAACGTCCGTTAGAAACGCAATGTTGCCATCGTCGCCCAGGAACATATCGCGGTTTGCATTTTCAGCAATAGTTAAACTCATACGACACCCCCAGTATTTGCGCCGCCGTTCCCATTCGTGTGCTCATGCGTCGGAAACGGTCTACCATCAATAATCGTTGATGCTGGCAAATTAAATGTACCTGTGCCAGTCGTTCCGCCCCCGCCCGTAGTATTGATGTTCAGTGCCGCGGCGTTAAGGGTTGCAACACCTGATGCGTTTAAATTAAAAGTTGTCGTATCGATTTCGACGGTCGGCGCGATGAGTGATATTTTACCCGGCCCTAGAACAATACGAGTCGTACCGTCTAAACTGGATATGACCATCGCATTCGCATCGAGCGTAAATGTGTATCCATCAAACACATCGGGCATAAATCGCCCGTTATCGAACGAATGCAAAATCTTGGTATTCGGCGGCGACATTTGCGCGGTTTGCAGAAATAACGATATGTCACGGTCGCTCGCTTCAATCCAACCAAGATTGCCCTTAACAAGTGGAAAGCCAATAAAGAACCCGCCCCCGCCATGCGCAACGACCGGCACAGAAACGATAGGAGCGCGCCCAACGCGTTGCCCACTGGTCGATATGACGCTGATAAGCGGTTGCACGCGGGCAAGGTTCGTTGCCCTGTTATAGCTGACGATTTCCGCGGGTAATTGCCCGTCCGTCCGTTGTAGCAATTTGTTAAAGCACCATGCGAGCATAGCCCCCATATTGCCGTCTGCGGCTGGCGGTTTCGAAGGTGTCGCGGGTAGATTTGGGGTGCTCATACTGGCATGCTCGCGGTGTAGAAAATTGCCGGGTATCGTGTCGCTTCGATCACGTCGTAAAACGGCGCGTCACGCGTTGCAATTTGGAACCCGGTTTTGTAAATCGTATAACTGCCGTTCAATGACGGGTTTTGTGTTGACGTTAAATTAAGTGTTCCGCCCAACTGTACATTAGGCGACAGCAGACAACGCACGCGCACGCCCCACTCCGTAACTTCTACTTGTCCAATCATTCCCGATTCGGATGAAAGCGTGTGCACAGCATCGGCAAGCGGCATACCCCGGTTTTTGCATACGAGCATGCCATCGTCAATGTATGCATCCATACCGCCTAGTTTATTGAGCTTATCGACTTGGCCCGCGGCGCTCCCAGTGTATGCATAATTTGCGACGTTCCTATCAGTCGCCTGAAACTTGAAACTAAGCCCCATCGAACTAGCCACGTCACCCGCTATTTGCGACATCGGCGTGTTAGCCACAGCGTATGACTGTGCGAGAATGTCTTGCTTAAAAAACTGTGCCGTCTTGCTGCGAAACGACATGATGATATCGGGCGGTTGTGACGGCACACCGCTGATAATGTCACCCTCATAGCGAAGGAATAAGCCAGTGCTCACGCGACCCGCCCACACCTGAAACGACTTGCGCGCCTTGTTGTAATCATAGGGCGTTAGATTCGTTGCCAGTGCGTTGCGCAAGTCACGCGACAGGTTGCCGACTTGCAACTGACATTCATTCTGCGTCACGTCAACAAACTTTGTTCCGCTCGCTGTAATGTACGCCGGGTTGGATGGGTCAAGCGACGTATCCACGGTTTCGGTTTGCGTGCCGAAACCAAACACAATTTTTACGATTCGGTCATCGAATTGCATATCAAGGCGCCTGATTTGGAGCGAGCGTAATCGTTGTGACAGCCGCTGCGTTCGCGGCGCGTGCCGCGGCTAGTTCCGCGTTCGAGATGTAAAGCAAAACATCGCTCGATCCAAAATTCGCGTACTGCGGATTGTCGCCGCTCGCCGTGGTAAAAATGAAATTGCCCCCGTCACCTTCTAGGTATTCGTACGGCATGACAATTTGCCCAACGATACAAGGCAGTTGCGTTGCGACGACTGCGCCGTTGATCGATACGTCCATAAATGTCATATCGTCGTTACTGCGCACCGTCACGTTATATTGTTGATTGTCTGCAACGAACGTTACGGCTTGACTAGGTGTGACTTCAAGGTCAATCGTTTGCATCAGAAAATCCCCTTTAGAAACTGGGATGCGTCGTACAGTACCGACGTTTGCGGCTGTTGCGCGCCACGCGATACGGTTGATTCGTCGGTTGGACTTTGCACATTTTGCGGTGCGAGCGATTGATATTGAACAGTGATCATTTGCACTTCGCGGAACTTGAACGCAACGGGCAACACGTCGAACATATCCGGCGACTCTTCGTGAGGCATCGCTTCGATAATCATGTCGTCGAACACGTCGGCCCGCGTCTGAATCGAAACCAACGTACGCGATAGGA